ACTCCCTCCCTAACTAAAGCCATCCCTTCTACAACACGAGTCTTGGCACCTACGTTGTCAATAATAACAACGTCATATACATATCTTCCTGGTTTTAATGATGCGGTTATTGTCGCACCTAAACCAATTCTAACGTTTCCAGCCAATGCATCGGTTACCTGTGCAGAAAAAACAGTTGAAGAACTGCTTCCATGATGTTTTCTCAATAATGCATTGACAGAATAATTTGTTAGATTTAAATCAGAACTGGAAGTATTATTTTCCAAAGAAAAGATCTGACTGAAGTCTGTGCCAGCATTAATTACCAGATTACTAGTATAGACTGCTGCCATTTACCAAAATCAAATTCTATAGTTATTTATATCAACCTATTTCCTATCATTTAGAATTTGGTGCAACATAGACTTAATTTCTTCAATTTCAGATCTAAGATTCTGAACTTCCTCTTTTTCTTTCTTTTTTAAACTACGTTTTTTAACATATTCTTGATATCCAGAATGATCTAAATTCATGATAGCACCACTATCTTCATCTCTAAACAAGTTCCCATACCCTTCTACTTTAATCATATTATGCCAATGCAATTGTTCTAAGATCTTTAAATTCTGGTGGATTAGCCTCATCAGTTCCACTCATAACAATTTTAATTTGATATCCACTGAATGGGCTTAGATTATCAATCGAGAATTGATATTCTAAAAATTCACCAGTTTTACTTGCTCTAACTTCAGCATCTGCTTTACCAGTTTTTAAAGAATCGTCAACAACAGTATCACCAAATCCATCACCGTCCGTATCAATTAAATTATCATATCCAGGAAAAAGATCAAAAGTTGGTTCAACACCGCTGGAATCTGGGCGGAAAAGTCTATAGAGAACTCTAAAATCTGCAGATGCAGGTCTATTTGCTGCAACTAAAACTTTCAATGATGTTGCTGGTTGTGCAATGTTTATTCTTCTTGATAGGTAAACAGCAGCGTGAGGATCATTATTAAGTTCATTTACTCTTCCATCAGTAACATAATCAGTTATTGGATTATTTAATAAACTTCTACGAAGAGTAATATTAGTTGTATTTAAATCGATAACTGGTGAAAGATTGGGATCTTCAGTTTGGAGTCTAACTCCAACAGTTAATGATCTATTTTTTGGAAGATCTGTGAGATATGTAGTTTCATTAAGTCTTGATGCAACTAACCTAGTTGTTGATAAAAAGTTAATAGCGCCAAGTTGAATGCTTTCATATCCCTGATCAACGAAGGAAACTTCGCTTCCACCAGCACTAGTTCCACTTACAGTTCTTAATTGTGCTGAAATTGATGTACTGTCCCCAGGAGCAATGGCAGTAATTTGTGGAGTAATTCCAGAATACTGGAAGTTGCGAGAAGATTCTCCTAAATCTCCACCACCCTGAAACTCCCTATTAAAACTTAAGAGAGAATCTCCAGAATTTCTATCTGCAGATCTAGAAATTTGAATATAATATTTGTTTAGATCATTTTTAGACTGTAATGATGAGTTGGTTGGGAAAGAATGTGTTTTATTGATTCTAGCTAAAGAAACACCACCAAATTCATACTTATAAAGTAATTCACCAGATTCGTGAGTTAGAATGGAAGTTCCATCAACTCCTCTAGAAGTAATTCCTAGTGAACCAGATCCTATTGTCTGGTAGAACATGATCTCAGATCCAACTTTAACGTATCCACTAGAAGTGCTAATTCCCTCAAAGTTATTAAATCCAGAAGTGCTGGCAATAGATAATGTATTATCTGAAAGACCAAAATTACTTGACAATACTGTTGGAACTGTGTCGGGTTCTATGCCTTTTATCTGAACTCTATTGTTCAGAGAATGCATTGAGTGCCCATAAGAAGTAACCTCAAAAACAGTACCATCGTAAAAATCACTCAATACAGAAGAATTTAAAATTGTAGTTAGTGCTAGGGAAACTGAAGAAGTTCCATTATAATAAACAAGTGATTGAGCAGCAGTAAATGCCTCACCCTGAACATTTGTTAAGTATAATGTATCAATCCCATCAATGGCAGTTACTGTAATTTGGGCATTTCTACCTTTACTGACAGAACTTGTTGTAACTCCTAAAACATCACCAACTGAATATCCATTACCAGCTGTATTTACAGTAATTCCAGTAAGAGCATTTCCTAAGAAAGTTAAATTAGCTGTTGCTCCTGTCCCTGATCCTGTAATATTATAAAGCGGTACTGCTGTATAAGATGCACTTGAAGTATAACCAGATCCTGCATTGGTTATATTAACGGAAGTTATTTTGCTTCCTAGTTTTTCAATAAATCCATAAGGACCAGGTTGAGTACCCTCACTAACTTTAGTACCAGGAATTAAGACAGTTCCCAATACAGTTGTGGTTGTAATTCCAACTTTTAATTTTCTTGGATTAACTTTTAATGGATTTGGTAATAGTGATGGCGTATTATCATCATCAATTCCTAAACTTGGATTATAAAAATAAGCTGTTCCGTCAGATGATGTAAAGTTTGCTTTGTAAAGCTTGAACTTCATGTCTTCAAATTGACTTGCTGTCCAAATTGATCCATTTTGAGATTTAAATAGTGATCCTCCAGTGTACTGTTTAGTTACAATGACACTTTCAGCATCTGGTAAAAACTGAGAGTTTATAGTTTTTTCACCCATTCTTGCTACCCAAAGTTCATAATTATTTGTTGATGGTGCAAGAACAACGATTGCATATTCTCTTCTTGGTTCTAGATAAATTGGTGATGGGAAAGTAACTCTTGTTGGTATTGATGCGTTAGTTGAGATTGCAATTTGACTTGGTTCTAAAGCCTGGCCAGCAAAATCTGCCATAGCAGAGTTTCTAGGAGTTCCTAACTCAACTTCTCTAACCTCAACAAAACATCTTTCATCTTCATCTTTACTTGCAAAGAAAAGATCAACAGAAGTCAAGAATGCTCCAGTTTCATCAACTGTAAATGACTGTGCAAGTGGATCTTTACCCTTTCCTCTAGGTGGAGGTGGTCTTCTAACAATTACTCTATCTTGACGATATGTGTCAACAATACCAGTAGATGAATAAACTGTTTCAGCATTACTGATTAATAGACTTCCTGGTAAAGGTTGTGCATTGGTTGCACTAGTCGTAATTTGGAAAGATTTTACTCCAGTTCCAATACGAATATTTGGTGGTGGAGTTGTTAATGGATCTTTTAAGAAGAAACATCCTAAAAGATCTCCAAAGTTATCAGTTCTTAAACGAATTTTTGAAACCTTTGCAATTGCATTAGATGATCTTCCATATAATGTGCATCCAATCTCAACTCTACCAAAATATTCACCCAGTGCTTGTCTGGACATTGCATTGGTATCAATAGTTAAAGTTGTAGATGATGCTGAATAATTTCTCGGCATTGATTGTGAGAAATTATAAGGATTTACTGCATACTCTCTTGATGGATTATCATAAGCGCCATCTTTATGAACTGGTGATGCAACCCTAAATCTAATAATTCTTTCATTTCCAACATATCCTTCAACAGTTTCTCCAATATTAAAGACTCCAGAAGTCATCTCAATCTCAAGAACTTTTGGAATAATATCAATTCCACTTACACCATCTAAGAACGTGTAATAAGTATCTCCAGGTCTTAATCCACCAGCAGCAAACTCAACATTTCTAGATCTCATCCATTGTTCTGGTGCTGATGCAATTTTAATATTCTCAATAAATTCATAATCACTACCACCTGTAACTTGTCTTGTTCCACCAGGAACATAAACATTTCTTATCCAAGTATCAGCATTTGGGCGAAGTACAACAGATCCAAAAAATGCAATCATATTAAATGGATTGACATTTTCAGCTCTTGATGCTAAAGGTTGTTCTAACCACCCCTTTTCTTCGTAATTTAATGTTATTAGTTCTCCAGTTTTTCTTACATTTGAATCTAATAGAGAAAGATCAGTATTAAAATCTGCAGCATTTTCATCAATAGATGGATCTAGTGCTAATAATGGTTGGAATGAATAAAAATCAGTTTCCGTAATTAATTTACTTTCATTTACATTAATATCTGCCTTTGTGCCAGCACCAAGCAAATTATTATCTTTAAAATCGTCAACAAAAAATCCACTCTTAAATCTTGTTAATCCATCAGCATCCTGAACTTGTAAAGTTTTAGTGTCAAGTTCTAGTAACGACAATGAAGTAACAATCTCTAGATTTTCAATTCTATCCTCTAGTTTGCCAATATCCCTCATTGTATATCTTCTATTATCCACCAAAGTTATTTTAGAGTCTTTTCTTGGATTATAGAGATATGCTGGAAATTGAATTGTTGCAATTTCCATAGCAAATTCAGCATTTGTTGGTGGTTTGGGATTATCTGCTGGTGTGCCTTTTAAATATGAGAATTCACCTTCTTTATTTAAAACAATTTTATCAATTCTTGGTAAATAATAAGAATAACCAATTAAAGAGCTTTCATTGGGAGAAACTACTAATGTTGTATTGGAAGCAACAGATCCAAAAGAGCGAGTGCTATAGTCAAATGGTGAGGAAGTATATGAATCAAAATAAGCAACTCTTGGTCTAACATCCAAAACATCACTTAATCTTGTACCATCGGGTAAAGTTGGAATATCTTTAGCATATCTTTCTTGTTCATATGAATTGGCAGTGTAAATATCTCCAGTATCGTTTGTTGGAACATCATATCTATTGAAAATAATCAATAATCTCTTGGATGGTGCTGGTTGACCTAATTTTCTTACGATTCTAGAATAATCATAATATTGATTTTTTTGACCCTTTTCTAAGGAATATCTATCACCAATGTTTAAATACTGACCAGCAGTTATTCCCTGAATAGTTGATGATATGTTTGATTCACTAAAAGTAACTTCTTCTCCCAAAATGAATTTAGATTTGTTCAGATAAACAAACTCAACTTCTGTTGATGAGGATCTTGTGACTAGTTGTGCTACAGATTTACTATTTTTACCAATAATTTTTTCACCAATTACAGATGCAGTATCTAAATTTAAACCAGAAACAAAGGTTAACTTATCTAAAACAGGAACACTCTTATCTAAAGATTCATATACTGCAATAACTTCTACAGCATCTGGATAATTTAAACTTATTTCTCTATCTTCTACTCTAGATCCATAATAAAAACTAGTTGTTAATCCAGTTATGTCAGTTGAAGCTGCTGAAACTGTTCTGGTAACTCCTAATTTTTCACTTCTAACAAATAATTTCTGCTTATTCTTAACACTAATTTTTCTTATTGTTGCGTTTACAGTTACATTATTTAATTGACTAACTTTTAATCCATCCAATCTTAGAATAGTACTATTGGATTGTAGAGTAAATTGGTCTGGAGTCAAATCTTCGATAATTCCATCAGCATAATGAACTGAATATCGATCCGCATCAAATGACTCAAAGAATGCACTACTGATTCCAGATGCAGAGACATTTACAGTTAAAGTTCCCCCAGCATCTGTACTTAACTGACGGAATTGATAAGAAATTAAAAGATTTGATTGACCTAGATCAACTCGGGAAACATTTGTAGAGTTGATTGGTGCTGTTAAAGATGTATCTTCTTTTTCTCTTAGAAGGGGAGTGACAATTGAAAACGGACCAGCATATGGTGTTGTTGGTAAGTTACCTAAGGAGACACCAACAACATCACTACTAATTCCAACTAACTTAAGAGTTCTTCCGTCAGAAGAAACATATTCAACTCTGTTAAACGTTGCTGTATTAACTCCAACTTGTTGGTATCTAACTAGAGCATCGGTTCTGATTCCCAAAAATGATCTTCCAGCACAAGTTGAAATTCCACTTGCAGCAATAAAAAGATTATCAACAATACTAAAACCTGGAGCAGTTTTTTGCTGAAGAACTACATCTGCGTTAAAAATAGTTTTTAATTCAGCAGTGATAGAATTACTCGCTTGATATACTGATTTAATATCATCAACAGTATAATCTTTAACTTTTTTAATTGATCTTGTAAATTCTAAAGTTTCATTAACATAAATTTGCTCACCAGCAATAAATTTTCCAGAAACTTGTGATAACGTAACTGTTGTTCCTGAAGGTGCAGTTACAACATATCCTGTTGCACCACTACTTAAACCACGAATGAAAGATGAAGCTGGGCATTGGGCCGCCACAAGAGATGTGTTAATTTCTAATGTAGTGTATGTTTGGATATCAAAAAGATACAAATCCCACTGAGTTAATGGACTTGCATAAGAAGATTCTGATAACCCAAATGAATATACTCTTGCCTTTCCAATAGCTGATCCAGAAGATGCTGTTGGGTTTGTTATTCTCCTATCTCTTAAATCTACGGTATTATTAGTTTGATTTATTCCAATAAAAGGAGTACCATAGACATTATTTACTCGTATTAGAGATCCTAATTCAAATGGGACTAAAGAAGTTGCTACAGTTTTTGTTTCCCTAGGCTTATCAACATCTATAATAGTTGTTGATTTTGATTCTACATCAAATCCTCGAACATATGCTTTACCTGCAGATACTTTAACTGCTAGAAGATTTTCTGCTGGAGTATTTCCTTGATCTGTTTTTTGAGTATCTAAAAACACTCCATCACTCGATATTAAATCATTTAATGAGTTTGCTACTTCAACAGAAAATTTATCAACTGAATAATCTCCAGATTCTTCATAAGTTCTTTTCGCAAAATAGTCTCTTATAATATTATATTGAGTCTTATCAGCAAGTTTTTTTACTTCACCATTGTCTAAACGAATTAACTCAACAAAGTTTTTATCATCAAAATCTGTCAGTGCTTTTTTTGATAAAACAGCACTAATTTTTAATCTGTCAGCTCCAGGAGCTGCATAATTCGAAAACCCCTTTGCATTGTCATATAATTCTTCATCATCACCTGCTGTAATAATTTCTTCTAAAATTGTCAGACCAACTCTATATGATGGTGTATTCTCATAAGCATCTAAAATAATCTGAGAAGATTGTACGTCTACAAAAGTACCTCTAATGAAGTACACACCCTGTGAAATATTAACTCTAGTTCCAATCGCAGAAGATCCTATGGAAAATACGGTTGCGACAGAAGAACCAGAATTAATTACATTGCTTCCATATTGCACATTTGATTGAGTTATTAATAATTCTCCATCTTCAAAAGTAGAAAACGCTGCCTCAGCTCCAGCACTTCTATATTTAATAAAAAGTGTTGGAACTTCTACATCTAAAGTTGGAGGGAGAATATAACTATCAACAACTGCTGTAGATCCAGAAGTTTGACCTTGTAAGGTAATACCTATTAAAGAATCCAAATATAATGAAACATCGATCCCCAAATGATCTGGATTTATTTTAATTGCATAATAAGCATTATCATAAGTAATTCCTCCAGGAATTACCATCGATCCTTCTTTAAAAATATGACTACCAAAAGATTCTATCTGATTTTGGAGAATACTTTGCAGAGATGTTAATTCTCTAGCTTGGACAGGAAATCCAGGTTTAAATAATACTCGATAAAAATTATCATTTTTATCGAAATCATCATAGTATGGATTTATATTGAGATTAGTCTTTTGTGGCATTTTTAAAATTCCAGAATAATTTTGACGTCTTCTTTTTGTCTAGGGTTTCTAGAAATCAATGGGCGATTGTCCAAGTATAAAATTTCACCAGATGCTTTATTTATTTCAGGTGAAGCAAGACCATTTGTAAACTGAACACCCAAATTAAGAACTTTTGTTCCAGTTGGATTGGTTGTAATTCCACTAAATCCAACATCAACTGCACCAGAAAATCCTCCAGTTGTAGTAACAACTGTTGCTGAAGATTCGAAATTTAAAACTTTTCCAGCAGTTGATACACCAACATAATCAGTTTGATCTAAAGATCCATCATTAAAAAATAATGATCTATCTCTTGTATACTTTATAACTTTTGTTTCTAGATCATATGCTGAAACATAACCTAAAGCAATTCCGCCAGAAACAGGTTGCCTAATAATATCACCAATGTTTAATGATCCATTAGTAGACACAAATTTAATAGCATATGCAGAAGAAAACTGGTTTTCTGTGAAGGTATTAGTTGATCCAATTGATGTTGGATTTTTGAGTACTCCTATTTGCGAAAACTTAGTATCGCTTGGAAAATCCTTTGTCGAATCATCAAATCTTGCATATACTAAAGTTTTATCAGTTCCCAATTCTTTATATAAATCAAATCCATGTCCTTTGGATGGGGGAATAATTGGAATTAATTTTGCTGCTTTTGCTGGGATAACGTTAGCATTCACTGGACCCAAATCAACAATTCCATAAGTGTAACCTTTTCCACCAGAAGAAACAACCGCATTAATTATTTTCCCACCAACAATATCTAAAACAACTTTTGCTCCTGTCCCATCTCCTAATATATTAACTTCTTGACCTAATCCACTTGCATAGTTTTCACCTTGCCTCTCAATATAAACTTTTTTTATTTGATTTTCATTTACCGTTGAGTCTCCATTTTCTCTGATCGCTTGATTCTGAGCATCTGATGAAGTATTCCAATTACTTGGAACGGCAATATATTCTGTAGAATCAAATTTAACAATATCACTAGGAGAAACTGTATACAAATATTTCCACAAATATCCATCACCACTTTCACCAGCTTTAGAAGGTTCTAAATCTGTAAATGTTGGTTCATCTTGTGATGCATTTCCAACTGTGTTAATACCCGAAGAACCATTGTCTATACAAATATAGACCCTGTAATCAGCATTAATTACGTAGTAATTTGCATCGTATAAACGAGAAGACTGCGTTATTGCTGATGGATTGCTAATGGAATAATCATGCCTATAAATTTCATATCTACTTCCTTGAGTCCAATCAATTCTTCTCACCAACCTCTTAACGTTTGATTCTGTAATTTTTTTACCAAAAATTATATTATCATATGTATGGTTTAAATCGTTAATAGAATCAATTGGATTTGGAACATTTGTATTCCAATCACCAGTTCTTCCAAATCCAACTTGAGTTGGATTTGATAATCCAACAAAAACATAATATGAATTATTAGAATCTGAAACAGATTCTATAAAATTATTTGCATTTAAAATCCTTAATTGATCTGTGACAATTGATGCCATTTTATTAGGTTTTTTTTCTATTTATGTGGGTTTACTGTAGGATCTTTCTCAACGGTCCTTGATCTCTTAGACCATATCCTCTTCTTTGAATGTATGGGAAAGTTGTTAAACCAGGATTAACAGTAAATCCTGTAACTGCTATTGATAATGGTTCAGATCCTCTTGCGAATCCAGTCAATCTTCCCCAACTAAATCTTCCAACGTTAGTCGTAGCACTACCAACAGTAACAATTCCAACTATGGAACTATAGGAAGCCACATTTGTGGTTACCTCCGCATTTTGACCAAGAAATACTATGTTATGAATATAGTAGATATTATCTAAATATGAAGTTCCAATTCCAACAATCGAATTGTTGTCAAAGTCAACAGAAGTTACTCCAGATCCAACGTTTGTATCAAATACATTAATTGGATATCCAACTAACAATGGTGCAAAAGTTGTATTTGCATTTAGGAATAGTTTAAGTGCTAGTGGATGTCCACCAATTCCAGTTGTGGTTGTTATTCCAGTAATAATACCCGAGAATCCAAAAACTTCATTTATACTAGTAATGTTTTCATACGCAAGTGTTGCTACTGGTGCAAGAACTTGTGGTGGTTTTGCAGTATTGTACCCTAGACCAGGATTATTGACTGAAACAGATACAATAGAACCATTTACAATAGATGCAGTTGCAGTTGCAGTTGTTCCTATACCAACTCCTATTGTCTTTGGTGCTGCTATAGCAATATCAACCGAAGGACCATTATATCCACTTCCACCATTGATTACGTTTACTGCCTGAATAGTTCCACCAGCACTGACTGAAGATGATAGTTTTGCAGCAATTGGATCATCACCAACAAGACCAACAAAAGCACTTATTTCACCAAGAACAAGAGCAGATTCATCTTCTTCATATCTAAACAATTCTGCTTTATCAATAAAGATTTCCTCTATTTCATCCGAAGAAACATTCTTAATAATCTGAGCTGTTGGGTATACTTGAGATTCTAGAATATCTCTTACTTTATAAACAGTTTCTCCAGAAATAAATCTATCAACTTTTTGCTTAGACCAAGATAGAGGTTTAAAATTAGAATTATCAATTCCTTGCTCATTATATAAATTAGTTTCAAGTTTATCCGCTGCAGCAACTTCATAGACTACTCTTTGATTTTGTGAAGCAGTAGTTCTTATATCATTATTTGATTCTACTTGGACGATGTCTCCTTTTTTAATAGTTTCATTGACATTAACAAATATACTATCACTACCTCTTGATCCCCTATAGAAGAAAATAGCAATGTTTGAGTCTGCACTTGGTGGAGATGTGAATGTGAATGTAGTACCACCAGTAAATTGATAGGATGTTTTTGGTGTCTGTGGGACACCGTTAATGAATATTAGGAGTACACTATCCAAATCAATTTGCGATGAATCTGGATCTCCTGGATTCTTTTCAAAACTTAGGAGTTGACCATTATATAATAGTGGGAATCTAGTTCTAGCACCATCTTGCAATGGTTTGATAGAATCAATGAAATCTAGTTCACCAAATTGCCAAGCAGCAAAGGTATCTGTGTATACATCTAAAACTGTCAACTCAAAAGGAGCTATTGGTTGAGCATAACCTTTTGCAGTTACTAATCCAACAGCAGTAAATATGTCTCCTCTTTGGAAGGCATAACCAGTTCTAGAAACTCTAAACGATCTAACTTCTCCAGTTTCACTACCAATTCCAATAGGTTTAATATATCCACCACTAATATAATTGTGAGTAATAGTAGAAGTTCCAACATTAGTTGTAAAAGTTTTTATACCAACAACATTTGTAACCTTATAGTCATATCCTCTAGTTCCATCTGGGAATATTGTTGTTGTAATTCCAGAAGGTCCACTACAGAAAAACTGAAGATCATACATCTGGAAGTGATTGCCAACACTCAAACTATGGATTGAGTCAGTTGTAACAGTGATTATCCCCGTATTTTTATCGTATTGTGCGGTAACAATTCCTATTGTTCCGCCGTATTCACTTTGAGCGGGACCAATATCCACAGAAAGTAATAAACCAATTCCAGTTGTTGTAGTTGATCCAACTCCAACTCTAGAAACCCCTTTAATATTTAAATTTTCATAAGATGGTTCGGGAATAATTACAGTTGTATTCGTAAATGCATATCCAACCCCTCCAGCATCAACTGTAAACCCTAAAGTTCCACCAATTCCAGCAAATGCTCTTATAGTTGCACCATAACCAGTTAGAGAAGTTACTGAAACACCAACTTCACCACCCCTATATCCAGATCCAATATTAAAGTTGTAATATTTGCTGACTTCACCACCACTTACATAAGTATGTGCAAAACCAACAGTATAAAGATCTGTTTCAAAAGTATTTGTATTTACAATTGTTCTGACTCTATAAGGTCCAACTCTCTTCTTAGCATATGCATAACCATCACCAACGTAATTATGAGTGATTGTTGATGGACCAACATTAACAACGATCGAATCTGCAGTAGGAATACTTACAATGTGATAATTATTATCAGAATCTGGGAATACACTAGTTGTAATACCAACCTGAACATAACCACCATTAACGTAATAGTGTGAAATTGTTGATGTTCCAACGTTAGTGGTAAATTCAGTAGCAAATCCAACAGAATTTACTGGGAAATAATAACCCTGAGATCCATCTGGGAATATAGTCGTTGTTCCATATCCAGAAGAATTGCATGAGAAATTCATTCCAAACAATCTAATAGTATTTCCTGGAGATAGTAAATGATTCCAGTTAGTACTTACAGTCATAATACCAGTAACATTATTATAAGTTACTGATGTGATACCAATAGTTGCTCCAGCACCCACTGGGCAATCAAACTGAATATTTTGCAATTTGATTGTGTCACCAGTTTTAAAATTGTGATTGTAATTAAATGTTATTGTTGATACGCCAGTAGTCTTATGATAATCGAAGTTATTAATTGTATATGGAATTCCTCTTTGATCAGGGAAAATATTAGTTGTAATTCCAACCTCTACTGTACCACCACTCACATAATTATGAGTAATGGTACTAATACCAACATTAGTTTCGAAATTAGTTGAGTTAATAATTTTATTCGTTGTAAAAATATAACCTCTTGTTCCATCTGGGAATACTGTAGTAGTGATTCCAGATGGTCCACTGCAAGTGAAATTGAGATTTCTTAATCTAAGATTAACTCCCGTTGCAAGATAATGTGGGGTTGCCGTTGTAACGGTCATAATTCCAGTCGTCTTATTATATACAACTGTGCTAATAGCAACATTTGGAGTTAATCCAGCATATCCATCTGGACACTCTAGTTTAAGGTTTCTTATGGAAATAGAATCTCCATACACAAAATTATGTGGATTTGTGGTTGTAATCGTTGCAATACCAGTTACATGTGAATACTTAAAGTCTGTAAAGGAATTATAAGATGCAGTGGTTGCAGATGAAACAATTTTAGTAATAGCACCATTAGGACCTGTTATGATACCAACCGTCGCATTTTCTGGGATAGCATATCCTAATCCATTTGTTGACCCCAAAGAAACAATAATACCACCCCTTGGCAACTGATTTTGATTGATATCAACCAATGATTTAACAATGGATCCATCACTTGATGTAATGCCAGTATAAACTATCTCTGTTTTACCAGAACTTTCTTGCAATTCATAATTATTTCCACCGTTGTTACTCGTTGTAGGTGTTTGGAAGATTTGATTATTGAATAATATGCTGTTACCAGGTTCTATACCTGTGGTATTTTCTCCAGAAGAGGTTAGTCTAAATGTTACTCCAATACCACTAAACTGATCGGAAATATCATCATAAATTTTATTTGTTGTGTAATCTTTTCTCAAATAAACTCTACCATCAAATTTTGCATAAGGTCTTAATAAGTTACTATTATCAAGTCTAGAAAATCCACTACCAAGAGGTGCTTGAGTAAAGTATAATGTACTATCTGCTATATTATACCCACCTCTATAAACTCTTGCTACAGATCCATCGGAATGTGTAGTTGCTATTGTGCCAGAGAATCCACGCTGAACATTCATTGCCAAATAAGTTCCAACTCCACTTATTGGACCAGATGGTGAAGGTGCCGATCCAAAATTAACAACCTTCATAAATTCATTGTCAATTTCCAAAACGTCACTAATTCTTAACGAACTAATTCCACTGATACCAAAAATAGTTGATGCAAAACTAATTTGCCCCCCATTGTTAACTAAAGTATAATTTAATGGTGTATAAGTAAGTGGATACTGTACAACGTTGTCAATCATAATCAGAGATTTTTCCAATCTCTTCTTCATAGTTAATTTGTGGGCATTTCCACTTCCTGGACTTGTAAACGTAAATCCAATACCACTGTTTCTAGTTCCAGTTAATTTAAATCTATCAGAATCAAGTCTGATGGTGTAAACATCATTTGGACAAACATTTGTAGTTATTCCTGATGTATAAGAATTTCTGAAACTTGATCCTGTTGATATAGTCGATAAAGATACTCCTACACCAAGAACATTTAAATAATACGTTACCCCAGTTCCAACTGAGATGGTTCCGCTTGAAATAATTGATCCGATTCCAACAGAAACAACCGTTCCAATTCCAGTGCCATTACCCGAAAATATTCCAGCACCAACAAAATTTAAAATTGATGTATTAGCAACACCAGTAATTATTGTTGATCCAGAAGAAACATTTCCAGAAAAATATCGATATGTTTGCCCGACGCTAACGATTGTACTTCCTCCAGGGATTCCCAGTCCAATAACAGATTGACCTGGATTTAAACCTGTAGAGGTTGATATACCAGTGATTGTGCTAAATCCAGCAAGAAAATCTCCAGTAAATACTGTTCCACCAACAAGAGTTGATCCAATTCCTATAGGAAGAGCTGGAACACCAACAAAAGTAGATCCTTCAGTATAAGTTAGTTCCTCATTTGAAGAGAAAAAGTGATCTCTAAGTCTAAAAATTCCTGTAGATAGATTTATTTGGTCAATATTATTTGGATTAAAAAGTTTGCTGAATACTGGAATACCCTCATAACTTACTGTAAAATCCAACCTATTAATTCTATCACCTTGTGAACCATTAAATTCTCCTAGAAAAACTTTTTCAGTAAGTGGTCCATTAATTAAATCTGGTGGGATATTAGCAGCGTCTATTTCACTATAAAGTTGCTCACTAAAACAAATTATATTACAAGTCCCTGTGATTTCTGGATTTGGATTAAATTTAAATTCAAGATTTTCACCAACATACTCTGCACTGAAGCTGCCAATACCACTTGTACTTCCAATTGATAAAAATGGTCCTTGTAAAATATAAATTTCTCTGCCATCATGCATAGTCATCAATTGATGAACCGCACGTGTTTCACCAATACTTACATTTACATAAGATTTAAATGATGTAATTAAGTTTGTACTAACACCAACAAGAGTTGATGATGCAGATCCAACACTTTGAACTACATTAGTAACATATCTGGCACTTCTTTCATTTGCTTGCCCCTCTAACGCATATCTATAGGTTCCCAATCCAACACTCTCTGTTCCAAATCCAATGATTCTATGTCTAACTTGTTGATCGGTAGATCTTGGATTTGCAAAATCAAGTTTTAATACTCCACCATCAATATAAGAAGTAAAAGTACCAATAGAAACTGAAGTTACTGAAGTGCTATATTTGTTATTATCAGCAATAAATTCTGATTGATAAGCATCTACGCCATCATGAGATACATAAATTTCAGCATAATTCTGTTCATTATTATCCAAGTCTAAAACGTGAATAGAAGCTATAAATGATTGAACTTTATTAGAATCCGCTTCAAAAATTGTTGTTGATGTCTTAATGCCACAAGTGCTAACTTTAGTGTATAATGTTGTAGCTCCAACATCAAGAGAACTGCTAATTCCTGCAATAGTAGTATTAAACTGATTTACCAAAATTTTGATGTCATAATCATCTTTAAAAATAGATTCGGGGAATATTCTTAGAGTTAAATTATCAAATTGATCAACATTTCCTAGCAACTCAGCCACTGGTATTTGATCACCATTGGATGACAGTGTTCCCTTTTCTAAAGTAAAAACATTAGCATCTTTAATACCTTCTATCAATACATCACTATCTGTATAAAGAACAACTAATTCAGTTAACTGAGTTTCTCTAGAATTGGTATTTTTAATTTGTACTAAGAATCTTGCAAATGGTTCCGCATAAGTATAAAGATCTGCAAATCCACCTTCTGCATTATTTGAATTGGAGAATTGTGGTCCAATATTATCAACAGTTAAAACTCTATTTGTTCTACACTCAATGTAATCTGATAATTTTTTACTCTTAAATTTAATAAACTTGGAATAAGTTCTACCTTCATTAATAATAAGATCTTGATCTTGTACAAGATCATAGTTACTAATAGTATCTACTCTTCTTTCATCAATTAAATCAAAAACAGCTATGTCACCAAATCCATCTCCAACAACTGGTGATGAAGAACTGGATAAAATTTGAGTGTCTGCAAAATTTTTAAGTCCAACTGGGTGAACTAAACGATTCACAGTATCAACTATTTCATCATATGTTTTTGTACTTTTAACAGAATATGATAGATTCTGATAATAATCATTATCAGGTATAACTTGGTAATCCTCATCCAATTTACCAACATCATCCAACCATCCAAAATCTTTTCTTAAAGAGAATGAAATTTCGAATTCACCTTGATTATTTGAAGATTGATTAATAGTTGCTAGTGTTCCAGAGAGAACTCCTCTGATAACATCTCCAACAAATAATTCATATTCACCAAAGAGTTTAACATTATTTGATCTAAAGTCAGTAACTTCTAAATCAGTCTCAATAAAAGTTCCTGTATTAGATCTTACAGAAATTTTTTCTCCAATTACAAAGTTAGATCTTGATTGAATGGGTTTTAAAATTGGATAATCTGATTTTTTAGTGATAGAAGCAAAGGAGAATTGTTCTGTTTTTGCTAAACCTGGATTTCCATCTGCAAAACCTACAATACTATATTCTAATTTTGCTGGAATTGTATTGTCATAAGAAACAACTTTAAAAAACTTAAAGTCATAATCTCTAGAATTAAATCCCAATCCTGATCTCTCAAGAACAATATTTTCTACAAAGATATCGTCACCAGGAGAAAAAGGAGCAGTGCTAAATCCTAAAAATGGAGTTGATAAAAATACAGTTACAATTCCAACTCCAGCAGTGATGACACTATTGATTCCAACACCATTACTATTTTGAACAGTGTATAACTCATGTATAACAGAATTTAAACCTTTTGGTGTCTCAACTATATCAATATCACGAATCGCTGATGAATATACATTAGCTCGTAAAGTTCCAGAATTTATAACTTGCTTAGTAACTGGATTAAAAACAATAATATCTGGATTTGAAGTATATTTTTTGCCTGCAAATAATATATCAACTCCAACTATTTCATTATTATTAATTAATTCTAATCTTGGTGAAATTAATGCTTCTGGTCTTAAAGTCTTATCTGAGGAGTACTCAAATCCTTGATCTAATATTTTAAATTCTCTAATATCACCAATACCACTACCAACAATATCAATATTGGCATTCGTACCTCCGTTTGATTCAATTTCAATAAATGATGGGATTTTTTTATAACCAAATCCACCAAATATGATATTAATTTTATCTACCCCACCAATATCATTTTGGGAAGAGGTTGTGTACTTTAATACTGCTTCATTAAATGTATATGAATTTTTTTCTGGTCTGGATCTCAAGGAAATATCAAATGATGTAGCGCCGATTCCAGAAATACTGTATGATCCACTATACAGACTATCAACATAATTTATTTGGGAGTAATTTAAAACCTCAACATCTGATGTGCTTATGTATCCTGATTTTTCTAATTGATAAAAGAGTCTTGATGGAATTAGATCAGAATATTCTAGAGTAACAAATGCCCCTGTTGTCCCAGGGACGCCATTTCTAACAAGGTTAAATTCTGCAGTAGTTCCAACAGATACAAATTCATTGGCCAAATTAGCATCAGTATATACCTTTAATTGATATCCAGTTAAAGATGAGTTAGATACATCAAATTTTAAATTATTATTTTTATAAGCATTTAATGGGGGATTAATTAAACTTATTTCATTTAGACTACCACCCGTATTTGCAAAACCAACAACAATAATTGGGTTTGATTTTAAATCTTTAATAGTTTCACACAATTGAATGATATTATCATCAATTCTATATGCATAGTATGATCCAGTTTGCAATCCACTGATAATCAAATCTGCGGAATAATAAAAAACTTTATCCCCAGTATTATATCCATGCAATGGAAGATAGAGGGTATTTTTGTATGAGTCTACGGATACTGATCCAAATCCTACAGGATTTACTAAAAATTTATCATAACTGCTATTATATTTTAAGTATACATATGAAGAATTTCCAATACCTTGAGTTAATTCTGGATTAACTGAAAGATTGATAACATCATTTCTCTTTAAAGCGTGTGAAGTTGATAGTGATACTGTAGTTTTATTGTTTATTACATTACCACCAACCTCAAATTTAGTAGGGGTTAGTGAATATTCATAATTAACATCACCATTGGTAAAGAAAAATACTCCTCCAGTTGTTGTTAACCCAACTTGTGTTGCTAAACCAATATAATCTTTTGATTTATTAATTACATAAACTATTTGAGATTGTGATGCAGGAAGTGAAAAATTTGGACTTACGGAAGTACTTCCTACAGACAGAGAACTGGATGAAACAGATGGTTTAGATAAAATAACTGCTTGATTTGTCTTGAATGGGTGGTTTGGTATGTAAATGCTTTGAGTTTGTACGGATATTGGATAAGAAATATCACCTAAAGGATAATTTATAGATTCTACATTCGAAGATGTAGATCCTATACCAACTGAAACTGTTGGATTGAAATATAATGTTTCGTTATATTCTGAATCAAAATAATCAAGAGATACTGGAATATCTAATTTATTTGTCTTAATATAAATTTTTGTTCCAATAGTATGTGCAGACCCACTTACCCCTCTCTTAACTCTTAAAATATTTCTTTCTGAAAAAATATTTAATACTGAGAAAAATTCAGATCCTATGCCTAAAGTACATCCAATAGAAACTGAAGATGAAACTCTAGATACATAAATGTCGGTAACGATCCCTGAGGATAAGTTTAATGGTATTTCTTTAATAACGTTAATATAATCAGAAGTTATCCCTACAATATGAGTTCCTGTTATTTTTGGAACATATGTTGTTAACCCAGAAACTGAGATGATATTACTAGATCCATAAAATTCATGGAACGATGGTAAGTGAGCTCTAACTGTTGCCTTATCTTTCCAAGTGAAAACTGTATTTTCATATTGTAAAGTTGTAGATGCAATACTAACAATATCTTTTCCAATAATGGAAGAAATTGCAGCATTTAATCCCGTTCCTCTTGTACTAGTTTCATCAAATTTAACAAGATCGCCTACAGAGTATCCATCTCCAGGTTCTATGACATTATAATCAATTATAGATCCACTAGTTACGGAATCAATAATCAGGAATTGATTTGTTATATTATTTGATTCATATAAAAATTCACATGCAGCAGTACCATCATTTACCTTATAAGGGAATGTGTTTCTAACTAAATTGGAATTATTAAAGTCAAAAGACTGATTTAGATTTAGGAAATTATCACTAATAACCTTTGACCTATACGTGTCTCCAACAAAATATGGGAAGGTTGGAACTAAGTTATTCAGAGCATCGGTCTTTATTCCGACAAAATACGCATATGTTCCACTTGGAAAATCTGGAGTAACACAATATCTACCATTATGAGTATCTAAATCCTGATTTCCTATAAAAACATAGTCATCAACAAAAAATCCAGGACTAAAAGATGCAGGTCTATCAAATACTAAAGAAGTATTATCAATGTAACCTGTTCTCATTAATCTTACTGTGGTATCACTATCCTCTGGATTAGAATATCCATAAGGACCATAGATTGGATTTCCATCATATGCCCAACCAATTATTGGAGAATGGGTAGATCCTTTATCACCAAATTCACTAGCACCATAACTTGTACTATAACCAACCCAACCATATCCTAGTCCATTGTTAGATGGTGCAATAACTTCTGTACCATATCTAAACTCTGCATTTATTGTTAAATCCCTTACAAAAATGTCTATTAATGCATTTCTTCCTGGTGGAATGATGCTAATTGTTGTATTTTCATCATAATTAATACCACTATTAATTACAACAACACTAGTTAATTTTCCATTAGAAACATTTGCCCTTAAAACTGCACCAACTCCAGATCCATTTACAATTAAATCTGGTGGCGCATTATATTCCTCTCCATCAACTAATACCTCAACACTTTTTATAGTTCCACTAGAAATGAATGGTTTTAACTCAGCACCTTTTCCATTTTTAATAATAATTTTTGGTTTTTTATGTAAATTAATGGTTTCCGATCCATATTTACTACCATTTTCATAAAGATAAGTATCAATAATATTTCCTCTAATAACAGGAGTTGCTGTTATAATTCCACTTACACTACTACCATAAGAAACGTTAATCGAGAGAGAAATATCTGGATATTTAAAAATGTGATATCCCAAACCTTGAGATTCTAACTTAACATAATTTCTTCTTTCATAATTTGAAGTAATGGATCCACCTATGCCAGCATTAGATAATCTAAAAGTATTAGAATCAACCTTTAAGATGTAGTAATTATTGGAAGTTGATAATCCAGAAATAGGTGTACCTCCCACACCAACACATTGATACTCAACTAAATCACCATCGTTAAAATTATGATTATGAAATGTTATCCAATCTTGGGTAATAATAACTTTTTCTGGTTTAATATATAATTTTCTATTTTGATATCCAGATCCAGGATTTGTAACTTTTATTTCTTTAATGGTTGTTTTTGGATTAAAAGTTCTAAACTTATGAATACCAACAGCACTTATAGTCGTAAATCCAATAGTATTAATGCCAGAAATGTAGTCATTAAATCTAGGATATAACTGAATAGTATTATTATTAACCAACTTAACATAGTAACTTGCACCATTAACTAATGTTAAGTTCTGATCAAAATTACCACCAAAATAAGTTCCCAATCCAAGTGGCGCATTACCGTTTGGATTATATACTACTTGCTCCCCATTTTTAAAATTGTGATTTGTTAAAAATGTGATAGTTTCTGCATCAATACCAACTCCACCAGCAAAATTCAATGGTCTCGCATCAAAATCAATTTCCCTATATCTTTTTTCTAAAACAGGTTCTAAAGTACATCCATTTCCATTTCCACCTGTAAGTGTAACAGAAATTACCTTCTCAATATCAAACTCTTGTGGGTCAATAAAAACTTTCTTAACATTTCCACTAACAACTGGTTGGATGAGTGCTTTTGTTCCACCAGATGGTGGACTTGCAATCTCAATTGTTGGTGGATTTATCACATCATAATTTACACCTTGATTTAATAGAGTAATATTTTTTATTGGACCATAATAAATCTTATCATTTGTTTTATAATTAATAACATCAACACCATTTGCAAGAATAGCTACTTTTCCTGGTTGTGTTTTTTCATTCAAACCATTAATTATATCTTGTTTTCCTAAAAATTTTATAAGATTTTTTTGAGGTTTTAAAAAGCGATCTTTTTGATCTTTTAAAACAAACGAATGCTTTCCACCAACCCCTGATGGAAGAGCATAAAACTCAATGTAATCTCCACTCTCAATAAATGATCTAGAACTATAAAGAGTGATTTTATTTGTAAAAACATCATCAACTTTTACAAAATAAGAAAGTCCAGGTTGTAATCCCTCTATAGGTGTTGATTCTGGAAAATAAACAACTTCATCTCCTGTTTGAAAAGGAACCGCAGATGAAAAAGATAAAATATGATAAAGTAAAGTCTGAATATCCAATCCTTGTAGAGAAGTTCCTCCTTCTCCATTTAATAATATGGATTCAGTTAATTGGACATCAATAGTATATGATGGAAATGAATTGGATGCGACATAAAAATAATCATCATTATCTACATAAACGTTTTGAATATCTGAGGTAACAATATTATTTCCATATTGTATCGGAGATCCAGATGAAGATGCTTTATTTAATTTTCTTCTAATATCATATGAAAAAGAAGGATTATCTACAAATCCAATAAGATTATCTAATGTTATTTGACTGTTCGAATAATTAATATTCGATACTAATGCATCTGAAAATACTACATTATTTACAGATCCTCTTAATATAACATCTATTAAATCACCTTCTTTTAAACTAGATTTATCAATAGAACTCGTTAAAGTGAAAGAAGAACCACTAATTGTTGATACTTGATATCTAACACTTGTATTGTAAATCCACGAATTAGCAAATATTTCTTTAAAAGTTTTATTTTCTGGTGGATTTTTAATTGAAATACCAATATTTTTTACTGCTATTTTCTCACCTTCATCCAATTCCTGATTTTTAGTTTTTGTTGTAAAATTAGATAAAACTCCAGTAATTCTTAGTTCGCATATTTTGGATGCATCTGCATTTTCATATCCAAAATATAAATCATCAGAGATAACATCATCAGTAGTTGAAATATTAAAATTAATATTTTCACATCCTAAAAATTGATTAATTGTTTTTTCACTATAAGTGATATTATTTTGACCACAAATAATAGTACCAGACTCTGGAAATCCTACAGTCGAATCTACAGTAATAACTGAAGAATCAACAGGAACATTTCCAATTGCTTTAGTTTTAGGTGTAATCGTAAATGTTCCCTGAATACTATCAGTATCAGCAAAACCTAAGAAAAGGTCAATTCTATAAAAAATTTCTCCCGCTCTAGATAAAATTTCTACGTTAGAGATAGAAGCTCTTGTTTCCAGGTCATTTTTTCTAAAAAGAGTTTGACCAATTAAGTTAAGAGGATTTCCGCTAATATTCTTTGCTACTAAAACCGCTCTTCTAATGTATTGAGCAGATGATGGTTTAAGCAGTAGATTATCTAAATTAATTATTTTTGGAGTTTCTCCAAATAATACATTAAAAAGTATTCTAAATGATTCTTCAGTTCCTTTTGATTGATAAAATACCCTTGCTTCCTTTATAAAATTACTTACATCAAGACCTTCAATAAACTCAACATTTTCTAATCCTGGTGTAAGTGAAGACTTTAATTTTTTATAAAATTCTCTAAGGAAACAAATACTTAAATTTTCAACCCTAGAAGATAATTTGTGAATACTAGATACTGAAGTTGAGAAAACTAATTCTTCTTGATCTAAAGATGAATAGCAACTTGTAATTCCAGAGAATCCACGAACACATCCAGTAAAACTTGTTGATGTAGACTCCGTATATGTGATAATTTCATCATCAATTTTTAGTAATCCATTTTTAGGTGGAAAACCTTTAGTACTATCTACAAATATTTCAGTATCATTTAATCCAACAGCAGAAGTCAATGTCGTATATCCAGACATTGCTTCTGGTGTAAGATTATCAAGCTTTAAATACAAATCTAAATTTTCTGCAATATCCGCTGGCCCACCAGGAAAATCCTGTGAAAGATAATACTGTTTTAAAAAGTCAACCGTTTTTGGGCTTTCGCTAAGTAAAAACTCTGGAAGTTGACTTTCGATTATTTGACCGACTTTAACTCTCGCATCAAATCCAGTTGTAATCATATTATCTCCTCGTTAATTCCCCGTTTGAATAGCTTGATGTAACTTTAAATCCGACACCTGATATTTGCTCACCTGAAGATATGGTATCCTTAACCATATTTATCTTACTATTAGAAACATCTAATGATAGATATAGATCTTTTAATCCAACAACATCATTTGATTCTGGATATGCCTGAACTTGTATAACGTTATTTGGTAAAATAGTCGAAGTAATTTGAACTGGTCCTAAAAAGATTTCTCCCTTATTATAATCAACTGTACCAACTTTATTATTAACCACTCTATAACGAGTAGATCCCTCATCTAAAGTTACAATTGATATGATTCCACTACCATTACCGTTACCGTTTGGAGTATCAGTTAAGAAACAAGTATTATTCTCTCCAAAAATACTAAATCCAGTGCTCTTAATATTAAAACCACTTGAATTAATATGAAATTGATTTCCAAAACACAATTCATATTGAGCAAATCTGTTGATTTGGGCATTGAGATTTCTTCTCATAATAACTTTGGTAATATTCGATGTAATAGCAACATCAGAATTATCAATTAATTGTAGTACCTTACTATACTTAAACCTTCCACCAAATTTATTTACATCAACAGACTTGGAATATGCATCAATTACATTAAATACCGTTGATTTTAAGTTTTCTATGTTAGTGACTTGAGAAGAATTATAATAAACATAACTGTCAAGTTCAACATAGAGAACTTTAAGATCGATAATTTCTTGTTTGATGCCAACAAGAGAATAACTCGATAACTTACTCAATATAAATTGCTTATCAAAATCGGAAATAAAATCTCCATTTTTTGGTTTGATACTAATTAAAACTTTTCCGTATTGTGGTGGACTTAATTCATCCCCACCAACAACAGAAACAGATTCTGTATTTGGGTAAATCGTTTGTATTACCGATTCATAATCTCTGCTAGTAACTGCTCTATATTGTGATGAGTATAATCTTGGTGCAAAATATTTTACAGAATCAATAGATTCTATTTCTCCACCACCTTGAGCATTTCTAACAGTATTAACAGCAATATTTCCTGTTGGAATCACAAGTTCACCAACAGCACCTCTTAATGTTCCAGAATAATCAAATAAACTTGGACCATTTCCATCCGAACCATCAGTTACAATATAAGTTGCTGTGATGATAGATCCATTCTCAAGTTTCTTACCAAAAATACCATCACCAAATAGTAATTCGTATTTTTCGTCTTTAATTTCCTGAATTAAATAAGTTTCGGATATACTCTTAACATTTAAAATATTATCAATTTGTTGATATTCTTTACCCTCCCCACCGTCAGATAGTCCTCTAACTTTAACAAGAATAGTAGAAGTATCAATAAATGAGTTATCTAAAATAAATCTTTGATCAAGAGAACCATTTACGACAAATTCTTTTTTAAGAAATGTTCCTTGATATGCGCTAATTGGTTCACTTGCTGTGCCAAAATTAGCAACCCCATTCACAATTGTTGTTGTAATTGGTTCTGGAATTGAGAAAATATATGAACTATCATTAGTATTCCCTACACACACCAGTCCCGCCTGTAAGGTAAGTGTAGATGATGTTGATGACGTTGGTACGCTAAAATAAACCTGTGCCCTTGCTGCCGTTCTAGAGCGCGGTACGTAACCAATATTTCGAGCAAGAGAAACAACATTTTCTCTAACGGTTGCAGAATCGAGGAATGCCTCATTCGCAACCATATTGGTATTAAATGCAGTGATATATGTGTTGTACGCTAGAGTATCAATTAAAACTGAAAAGTTTGATCCCTCAAAGTCAAAATCCGTAAAATTAGAATTTGCACGGAGATAATCTTTAATGGACGCTTTTATTTGATCAAAATCTAGATTTGTAAATTTTGTAAAAGGCATTTTATCTAGTTGCCTCTAATATGAACGTGAATTGTTGTGCTGGGGTTTCTTGACCAATAATATCAAAAGATATGTCAACTATAAAGGTGTTTGAGTCTGGTTCTGGTTTCACTTCAATGATTAAACCAGTAACTCTAGGTTCATAATTTTTAATTGATGCAATAATCTGTTCACGAATAACTGCTGCTGTACCAAAATCAACAAACTCAAACAAACTTTGTGTTATGTTGGATCCAAGAGAAGAATTAAAAACTCTTTCTGTTGGAATTGTTTGAACCAAATTTCTAACCGAACGGATAATTGCCGATTCATTTTTAATGATTGGCAAATCTTTAGTGACAGGATGGGGATCAAAAGATAAACTAATATCTTTAAATCCCCTTGATATCCTTTGTACAGGCATTTATAGGATATAAATTTCTAAATTTATTTATGCCTACTTCCAGGAAGAACCGTATACTGGTTCAGTTCCATACTCCCAATCATCATAATCTTCATCATTACGAATTTGTTCATGAATTTTAGTTTGTTCAGTTAAATTATGCTTTTTATCTGGAATTTCATCGTGCATGATTTCCTGAATCACTTGCTTCTTATAATTCTCAGGTAACACTGTATAATCAGTAATAAGTTTATCTGTACCCCACATCTGGTACATGTAGTCACTATTTCGATCAGGGTTATGATTAGTTGCCATCTGTTTTCTCCAAAAAGGTTAAACAGAACTTTTAAAGGGGTTGCTATCCCTGAAGCAACATTATCTGTATATCTCTCTTATACTATAGTTAGTCGAATTTAAATATTTAAGCATCTCAAGTGCAATCAAACGAGGATTTCCTTCCCCACAAGTATAAACATCGATGGCAATACAACCATTTTCAGGCCAAGTATGGCATGAAACATGACTTTCTGAGAGAGCAATTACGACTGTACATCCTTGGGGAATGAAACAATGATGAAAAACGTTCAAAATTGTCATTTTTGCACGTTCGATACCCTTCATCATCACTGCCTGAAGTGCTTCACCATCATTAAGAAGATTAAAATCTACATCATACACCTCTAAAAGCAGGTGCTTACCCATAGAATGCTGTTCCAATGCACAGATTGCCAAAAAATCTATTTATTTCGAATTTTTTGGACCATTTCATAGTCTTTTTCGAGAATTTTTTTTAAATACTCATCATTCCAAAAGTTATAATAGTTTGTTTTTGCCAAAATTTGCCTCATCTTAGTCAAAAACTGAGAATCTTGATATAAAATCAGATTATAAAGACCATTGTTCGTTTGGACTCCATTAATGTAACTGGGTTCATCACGAAAATCATCAAAAAATTTGTATTTTGGGTATTTTTCGTTCAGTTCTTCGATCTTTTGATAACCATAATCAAGATCAAGATCATCTTCAACGACAAAAATAACGACACCATACTCTTCTTTAAGAGGTTTGATGTCGTTAATTGAACATTTTTCTATTTTATAGGTATTTGCTTTCGCAAATGGGCAAATAGAGTGTCCTTTAAGATCTGGATGTGATTGCTTAACGTTCTCAATCCAGTTCTTAAGGTCTTTCATTCATCACTTACCTTGTCCTCTATACTTTTTACGTGCTTTATTACGAGACGAAGCGGCATATTTGGTTCCCATGCCGTCTCCTTGACGAGACTTTTTGGGAGAACCAGGAATATAACCAGTTTTACTTAGACCAACTTTAGATTTTACAGCCATAATTAATAATTCCTCAAAATTTCAGTACGAATTGTTTTAGGATGTGGAAAACCTGTCTCATAATATTCTATGGACAGATCTTCCATGAGATTAAAATATTCTTCTTCTGTGAGATGAGAGAACTTTCGTTTATTTCCCACATAGATGTTATATCTTTCCCCTGTTTGCATATGAATCAGATTACCCGAGTCTTTTCGTGCCCCACGCGAATGCGAGGATCACACCAAATCTCTATTCCTGCTGCAATTGCATCAAGGCAGAATGAAACATCTTCCCCACACATATCCTGAACATCACCACTCTCAAAAACTTGCATCTTCGGAGCAAACCAAGGATACTTAATTTCAGGGTGCTCAAACACACCATGCTTAATCAGCAACCAACCAAATCCAGTATAATCAACTGTAAATGGTTTTTTACGCTTCGAAATGCTTTCGAGATTTTCATGATTCATCACACCACCATTGTTGCGGAAGTCATCCTCTTCCAACCAATGAGCGACTGATGTTGTGTGACCATCTTCAGTGCAGTACCAACCTGCTGCAATATCTTTATCCATTAATACGAGTTGCCAAAACTTCTCAGTATTAAAAACAATGTCGCTATCAATCCAGAGTTGATAGTCATATTTTAGTTTGCCATCCCAAGGAATTTGATCAGGTCCACGAAGAACATTTGCACCTAGACATTTGCACCGTGCAAAGTTCACCATCGAACTGTAGTCTTGAGAAATCTGAATACTTGCACCTGCCTGAACTAGATCAAAGCATAGTTGTACAAAATTCTTCAGATACGTATAAGAAACTCCTCTACCTGGAAGACAAAAAACAACACTTTTGCCTCTGATCATTTCTTTGGCAAGATCGTAATCAAATTCTTCAGTTGGGTTGTTTCTTGGAACTACAGGCGTTTTTGCTTTAACAGTAAATCCTTTAGCCATAATTGATTGTAATTACATTTCAGATCATAACATATTATATAGAGGAACGTCAAGAAGGGTCGTGTTCTGATAACACAACTTCATCGCCCTCAAGATCGAACTTAATTTCAGTATCTTCGTACCAAGATAACTCATTAGCGATCCACTCAGGAATTATAACATAATATTCACCAGTAATCGGATCAACACTAATTGCTCTGATATTGTCTGAATTTTTTTTCATCCGCCATATATCGTTTATTTTTCGGTATTATATAGCGACCTTATGAGTATTTTTAACTACCGAAAAAAAATTTAGACCCCTTGTGTATTTTTAGCTCCCTTTGGTAACACTTTATAGATTAGGGTAGTTAGGCGTTTTTAACCACGCGGCCCCGCGCCGACCGCGCACCCGACACGGGGGCACTGCCCCTGCCGAACGAACGAACAGGGGCGCGGCACAGCGTCAGCGCACGTCTGCCAGGGCGCTGTTGGCGGTGCTCATGCGGGTGCCATGGGAACCAGCGGCGCCGCCATGGGTCCGAACGCGGGTGCTGCCTCCCTTGATACGATCCGCCCAGCGGAGGGCGGAAGGTCCATG